CACGTACAACAAATGCGAACGAAAAGAAATACGGACTTGAATCAAAAGAATGGTTGAAGCATCGTTGTGAAGGCGCTAAAAACATTCTAATCAAGACTGAACTTCCTGACTCCACAGAAAAGTATGGAAGAATTATCGGGCATTTGTTTATCAATGATGAACCAACATCCTTGAATGAGCAGATGATTATTTCCGGTTATGCCTGGTCTTACGACGGGGGCACAAAAGTCAAGAACTTTGCTGAACTGGATGCGAAGCGTAAGAAGTAATCACTTTGAGTGAAACTTTTTATACTGTTCTTTCTTTTGATTCTTCTGTTCTTTCTTGAGTAACTTATTGACTTTTTTAAGGGACTGACTTTTCTCAAAGGCAAAGAATATCTGAAGTTCATAAGGAGTAAGGTCTCTACTTAAGAGTTTCTTACCCCTTACAAATAATTGTTGAACAATCGGTTTCATTTTATTTACCATCCATTCCACCAAAGATTTGCCAACAAGAGCCGCAGCAACAGAAGCAGTAGCAGTGGTGCCAGCAAGAATAACCTGCTCTTTAGGTGGGATAGGGACTTCTCCGACGATTGGTACTTCAATGACGGGCACTCCTAAATTTGTGTTTGTGGGTGGTTGATCGGAAATAATCCGATTATCCTGAGTATTTTGAACAGGAACTTGAACCTGAGGTAAGACTGGTTGAGTATCAGGAAGTCCTCTAGTCTTTTCTTCCTTTTCTTCTTCTTGCTTTCTTTGTTCTGCTCTGACTGCAGCATCAAATTCTTCTTGAGTTGGAACATTAATCACAGGATACTTGATAGTTGTATCTGGCATATTGACGATAGGCATATCAATTTCAGGTATCACAGTTCGTTCTGATCTGCGAGTTACAGGAGGTTCTATTGTTGGAATGATAGGTGGAGGTTCACTTCTTATTTGGATTGGTTTGATTTCCATTTGCTACATCCTGTACTCGTGGATATTTCACAACAATATCAGCACATATTTTTGCATAAGGACTTTGTGGATGAAATGAAATTCCATTTTTCATTGCTTCACCACACTTCAATAATCTGACTAACTCAAAATCAAGTCTTGCCTTATCTGCTTCTGCTTGTTGTCTTGTAATTTCGGTCCTAGCTCTTGTTTTGCAAAGTTCTTGTAGTGATCCATCAAGGGGAATTGAAAATCCTGCGGAAAGACCAACATTTAATGAACCAGTTTGATAACTTCCTGGATCATTATTCATATTAGTATTATTATATCCGAAGGTTTGGAAGTTTAATGTTGGTCCCTGACAAGAAACACCAGCACCAAAAGTATTCAAAGCAAAAGGACCTTGAAGCACCTGAACTGCCTGGTTAGTTACATTACCAGTAGCAGATGCTGAAGGTCCTGCGATGTTAGTATTTGATGGTGCTTGTTCTGCTCTGGATCTATTTGATCCAGTCAAGGTCAACAGTAAAAGAAAGATTACTGTGTAAAGACTGATATGGTATTTGTTATAGAATCTTCTGTTGTTTTTCTGTCTATCCATGTTTCCTTTGCCACTCCAGGAGTCAGATAAGTCTCACTAAATTGGAATGGAGCACCTTGAGTTTGAATTGTGTAATTCATACCAGGAGCAGGAGTTCCTGGTATATTGATGTTGGTGCCAGTTACTGTGTAAGATGTTCCAGTAGAATACTCTATTTGCCTGATAGTTTCTACAACTTCAGTACGAGTTTTGGTCTCTGAGGTAATGGTCCCACTGGTAAAGTTGGGAGTTACGGGTCCAGCGTATGAGGGACTTATAACTCCCAAGACTGTAACCAGTCCGAGAGTTATGTGTCTCACTTGAATACGCTTAACTCAACGGTTCTTTGTGCTGTACCAGTTGATCCAGGACCACCAGCAGTTACGCTAGGAACACCAGTTCCACTTAGAGTGCCTGAAAGAGAACCTGCAGAACCACCTAACTGAGTAGTAGAGTTGCCATAAAGGTTGGGAGAAGCAATTGTTCCAGAAGCTGCCGACTGAGAGGTAACATCAACATCTGCAGTAATTGATGTTTCAGAGAAACTAAATGCTTGTCCGTTTGTGTTGATCGCATAAGAACCTGCTCCACCAACTCCTCCAAGAGTTGTTACATTAATATTGGTGCCTGAGGCTGCATATGAGGCACCGACTCTTTCAGATTGTACCGCTGCACCCTGAACGCTTAATTGAATTGAGTCAGTGATTTTTGATGTGATTTCGCCAGCAAAAGCAGGAGTAGTAAGGAATAACGAAAAGATAAGTGCTAATCTTTTCATCGTTCTAGATTATTTGGGCAGCTTATTTATGGCATATAAGTTACTAAAGTTGTGGTGAGGTTTCCACTATTGTCTACATTTAATCTATATTTATTTCCATTTGGTGCAGTTAATACTACTGTAGAAACTCCAATAGTTACTCTACCAATACCATCTGGACCAGTAGAAGTTATGTTATCTCCAAAATTAAGTTCTCTTGCAACACCTTTTCTAACATTATTATCTAAAATTTCCAAACCACCGACAAGAGCAGTTACATTCGTAAGTTGACTTCCATCTCCAACAAATTGAGTTGCTGTAACTATTCCAGTTGAGGTAATATTTCTTACTTCTAAATGTTCTGTGGTTGTAATGCCAGTATTAACTACTCCACTGACATTGATTCTTGGAGATCCTGTTAAGTTTCTTGCGAGTGTAGAGATTCCTGCAGTACTTGCATAACTTATTAAACTATTTCCATCACCTATTGTATTGTAGATCTCGGTAAAATTGCTGTTGATTTTACCCATTGCAATTCTCAATGGATCGCCTTGACCATCATTAGGATTACTACCAGTATTGATCCCGAGTCTAGACATTAATTTTCCTCAGTCTTTCCCTATTTTTATATTTATTGATGCTTATAACTAGTAATAGAATGATTTCAAATCATGCAGTTCAATTTTCAATTTGGTAAGAAAAAAACAGATAAAAAACAACTCATTATTGTTGGAGTGGTTGTATCTACACTTATAGCTGGCCTTTCACAATGTACAGGAGTTTCTGAAAATGGACTTTGGGACTTATTAGATGAACTTCAAAGAAAGTATCTCCCACAGGGTATTCTTAATGAGATTATACTACAAGATCCTGACAAAGTAAATCGTAGAGTTGAAAGAGATGTTGATAAGGCTATAAGAGATGTAACAAAAGAATATGATAGGATTATTGTAGAGTCGGATAGAAAATATAAACCACAATACCTTGAAGAAAAGAACGATGAGTCTTTATGTTACTCTGAGGATTGTAAGAAACTTGCACCACCTATGAGAATTTGTTCTCCAGTTTTTGAGGGAATTGATTGTTCTCGGAAACCTGAAGATAAATAAATAGAATTATAAAAGTACTTTTTATTGTATACAAATGGAAGGACAAGACATCAGAGGTCTCATTGAGGCCTATTCGCAAGTGTATGAGGCCCCTGAGGTTCTTAATGAAGAAGTAGAACAGATTGACGAAGCACCAATGACAGCGTTTCAGGCTGCTGGTGGAAATGCAAAATTAGCTCAACTTAATAAAAATAGATCTCCAAGAGCGGGTAGAGTAACTGCTGCGGATCTTGAAAAACAAGGACAAGATAATTTATTTAAAGCTGGTGGTGGTCAAGCCGCGATAGATAAAGGTCCAAAAAGGAATGCGGGTCGTGGTGGAATGAGACCCACTCTCACAAGACAAGATATTATTAATAAGGGTACTGTTGCTGCAGCAAAACCTGCAAAACCACAAGTATCAAATATTCCTCCTAAAGAGGGAACTGGAAAAGGAGGACCATCTGATATTAGAAGAGCCCCTACTCCTGCAGCACCTACAAAACCATCCGGTACTCCTGCTGCAAAACCTGCTGCAACTTCTGCACCAAAACCCACTCCAGCTCCAGCAAAACCTGCAGGATCTGCAATGGATCAGTGGGCTAAAGCAAATCCAAAACTTGCTGCTGCAAAGGCAGAGAGAGATCGCACAAGAGGAACCAGTGCAACTACAAATCCTCTTATGAAGGATATGAAGTCCTCTATGCCTGCACCTAAGGCTCCTGCACCATCAACCACCAAGACAGCATTTGATCTCGCCAAGAAAGGTACAAACCTTGCTGCTGGCGTTGACATCTTTGATCTCGTCAAAGGTCATCTACTTGACGAAGGTTATGCAGAGACCGAAGAGAATGCGCTTGTAATGATGGCAAACATGAGTGAAGAGTGGAGAGATTCTATTCTTGAGGCTCATGGAGTTGATCTTGAAGAAACCAAAAAGTGGATTCAAAAGGCAATCAAAGAACCAGGTTCTCTCAGCAAGCAACTAGGTGTTCCAGAAAAAGAGAACATTCCTATGGGCAAACTTAAGGCAGCTGCAGAAAAAGATGGTAAACTTGGTAAGAGAGCTCGTCTTGCGATGACTCTTAAGGGTCTTAATAAGGAAGAAGTTGAACTGGTTGATGAATCTCAAGCAGCTCGTGAGAATCCAGAAGATCATAATAAAGAAGAGAAGAGAAAGTATGAACCAGTTCGCGGTGAAAGAACTCCAATGCCACCAAGAGGTGACAAGCGTAGAGAGGATTTTGAGAAGTGGTATCGTGCTAATGTTCGTTGAGAACAATTAAAATATAACTCTGGGGGGTTGACTAACCCCCTTTTTTATGACTATAATAACTCTGTCCGGGTTCAAAGGATAAATAAGGCTCATATAATTCTAAGAGCTTTATGAGCTATGAAAACCCTTGGCTCTACAATGGAGAGGTTTTTGAGTCTGATCATATTCAAGATCATTTTGGTTTTGTTTATCATATTCACTGCAATAAAACTGGTCGTAGTTATATTGGTAGAAAGTATTTCTGGTCTTTCCGCACACCAAGAGGAAAATCTAGAAAAGCTAAGTCGGAGTCCGATTGGAAAAAGTATTACGGCTCCTGTCCTGAGCTCAAAGTCGATGTTAACCTTTGGGGGAAAGAGTCATAATACT